CCGGCACCTGGTCAGGAGATTCACCGGAAGCCCCATCACGGATACAACGAGCGGCTTTCAATGCCTATCAAGAGAGGCGATCAAGTTTTTCCTGAAGGAGGTCTTCCCGCTCGACTACCCCGACGCGAACGTGATCATCAAATGCGTCCGGGCGGGGCTCAGGGTCAAGGAGGTTCCGGTCGTGATGAGGCCAAACCCCCAGGGGAGATCGATGCACCGGGGCGCAAAGAAGATCGCCCGTTACATGGGCTCAGTCATGGGCGACATTTTCAAGGAGGTGGGGAATGGGTAAAAGCATCGGGCGGAAAGAGATTAAAAAATACGTCGGGCGCTCATGGAAAAACATCATGGCCCTTGTCGATTCCGAGAATTGCCCGGTCGTAAAGATCGACGGCCGGTGGGAGCTGAGGCACGATTTATTTGATCAATGGGACCGCGAAAGGGCGGTAAAGGAAATCGAGCGCCGAAAAGCCTGTCAATAGACTTTAATATATACGTTTCTGTACCCCACATGGCCCCTGCTGGTCATATAGCGATCCCGCCCCAAAACACCCCCTTATAATCCCCCCCAAAGGGGATCGCATGAAGGGAAGCAAGCCAGTAAAAAAGCTCACACTGAAACAAAGAAAGCTCATCAAGGCCCGCGCAGAAGGGAAGAGCCTCAAGGAATGCGGGAAAATAGCGGGATATTCGGAATCTTCAGCCGAATCAATAGCCTGCAAGGAATTCAAGAAAGAACAAGTATCTCAAGCATTTCAAGAACTACTGGACCGTGCATGTCCGGATTCCTTCCTCGCAGACACCTACAAAGACGGCATGACAGCCACGAAAGTAATTTCCGCAATGGTCATGGCTGCTGACGGCATGAAGGACGCAAACAGCATGACCAAGGATTTCATAGACGTTCCTGATTATCCCACCAGAATCAAGGCGGCTGATTCGGTCGCCAAGCTCAAAGGCTACATGGTCGAGAAGGTTCAACATGGCGCAGACGAGGCGCTCATGGCGGCGGTTGCGGCGAGGTTGAGCAGTGGATCTGACCCAAGATCAGAAAATTGACGAGTGTGTGAAGGTCTGGGAATCGTTCCTGTACTTCCTGGATGCGTGGGTGTTCATCGAGGACAAGGAGAAGCACCGGCCGATGAAGCTCACGCTCTGGCCGTCACAAAGACAGATCATCCCCCTCCTGATCAACGAGAAGCTCCTGACCCTCCTAAAAACCCGACAAGTCGGCCTGACCTGGCTCGCGGCAGCCTACACGCTGTGGATGGCGATCAGGAGCCCGCTATTCCTGGCAGTGATCATATCCGCCTCTGAAGATCATGCAATTGAGTTTCTTAACCGCGTTTACTTCATCATGCGACGGCTTCCGAAGTGGATGATACCTCCGATCCAGAGCAAGACCAAGATGCAAATCGAGTTTGCCCATCTGGGCGGGAGCACGGCGACAATCAAGAGCATGCCCACGATCGAAATGGGCGCGGAGAGCAAGACCCCGAACATCCTGATTATCGACGAGGCGCACACGATCAGGACCGTGAAGGACATTTTCAATTCGTCCTACCCTGGCATTGAGCAGGCGAAGGGGCAAGTGATCGTGATCGCAAACAGCGTCAAATCCGGCCCAGGCTGGCCGTTCGTCCGTGACCTGTACCTGGACTCCATCAGCGGGAAGAACAACTTCAAGCGCATCTTCCTGCCCTGGCAGGCGCACCCGGAGCGGCCTGCGGACTTCCGCGAACGCATGGAGCGGGCGGGAATGGCCCACGAGGATGTGATCTGGCACTACCCGGAGACGGAAGACGAGGCGATATCCGCCATTGCATCGAGCTACTTCGGGGATGCGCTGGCAAGGCACACCAAGGCCCGGCCGGGGATCCGGGGCAACTTCTACCGGGACAAGAAGAGCCGGGAGATCATGTTCACGCCTTCCGACCGGGGCGTCGTGGAGCTCTGGCGTTTCCCCTACGTCATGATCAAGGGCTGGGACGGCAGGCACTACCAGCGCCGATACTGCATCGGCTCGGACGTCTCCGAAGGCCTGGGGCAGTCGTATAGCGTGGCCTACGTCATGGACCGGACGATAGACGAGATCGTCTGCAAGATCAGCAGCAACCGGATCGACGCGCACCTCTGGGCCGAGATTATCGCCATGGCCTCTGAGTTCTACGAGCGGGCGATCCTGACCGTGGAGCGTACCGGGGCGGGGCAGACGACCGTCAAGCGCCTGGAGGAGCTCAAGGCAAACCAGAGTGTCCGGATCACCAGCGGCAAGGTTGGCAAGCAGCTCACCTCTGAGCTGGGGTGGCACGAATCACAGCAGGCCAAACACGAGCTGTGCGGAGATCTGCGGCGATGGTTGAAGGAGATGCACGGGTCCATCTGGGACGCTGAATTGATCGGCCAGTGTCAGACGTGGATTCAAGACGAGATGGGGCGGCTGGGGCCGGAGGAGGGGAAGCTGGGCGACTGCGTCATGGCGGCTGGCTGCACGATTCAGGCGCACCAGTACCTGGGGCCCGCGGAGAGGATCGAACCGAAAGAGGACGGCTGGCTGTCACGGTGGCAGAACGAGAAGAGCACGGCGAAGGGATGGGCGGCATGATCACGGTCAAGAAGCGGCACCCGCTTGTGGAGAAGCAGAACAGGCTCAGGAATCAGTACGGATATCTTCCGCCGTCGGTCGCGGCAGAGCTGGACGACTTCAAAAACAAGTCGGGGCGAATGTATGACTGGTCAAAGGACGACGTAAATAAGGCGCTCGCGGAGGACACGGAATACACCTACGAGTTCGACCGCCAGGAGAAGGCGGACGAGTTCGAGGCGGCATATCAGGAGCTGCTCAAGGAGACCGACGCGGAGAAGGAGTTCAACCAGGCGATGTGGGCCATGTCGGACCATGGGGCGTCATGGAAGCCCGCGGATGCCACAAAGATTCAGGAGCCCATAGCGATCACACCCCAGAGCATTGCCGACTTATGGGGAGCAGGCCCGGAATCCATGCCCGCGGCAAGGGACCTCACGGCACAGGAGCAGGCGGCCCTGCTGGCAAAGCTGAAGGCGAAGCCGACCGAGCAAACGGCGAAGCAGAAGAATCAAGCCATGTACGACACGTGGCTGAAATCCTTCGGGAGCGGGGAGCTATGAACACCATGAGACTGCATCCAAACGCCACGAAGGAGCGGCTATCCGACCGTATCGCGGCATGGATCGCCTGGCCTCTGGCCTGGGCGGTTGGGACCACGATCCTATTCATACGATGGGCGAACCGATGAAAAAACAGAGCAGGCTATTACAGGCGGATGCGGACATTCAAGGGGCGTGTGAGAGCCTCTTCGAGCACGTCAACGAGATCACGGATCCGGCGAAGGCCAAGCTGATCGCAACGACCAGGATCAACGGGGTTGAGATCGGTTACAGGCGAACATCAAACCTGACGTACCGCAGCCGAGAGGTCTTCGTCAAGGTGCCCGGGTTCCGTATCGAGGACCTAACAAAGAGCGAGAAGGAACGGATCGTCACAGCGGTTTTCAATGTGTTCCTGATCCCCGGGGGGGCAATACCGGAAATCATCCAGCCGTCGAAGGACTGCATTGTGATGCGGCAGGACTACATCCCCATGATCCCCGTGGAGCGGTCTCCGGGGCTGGTGAGCATCGCGGGAGGGCTGGGGTAAATGGACATCGACCTGAAACGTATAGACCAATCCGACGCGGACCCGAAGGTCAAGGAAGCCTACAAGTTTCTGAAAAAATACATGAAGCAACCCGCCAGGGCCGAATGGCTGAGGAAGCGCAACGACTGCTGGGACGCGGTGTACGAGTATGACGAAAAGTCAACCATCTGGACGGCCGACGAACGGAAGGCCATGGACGAAAAGGGGATGATCCCGCTGACGATCAACGATCTCTACAAGGGCGTCCAGGGCTCGGCGGCAATCGTGACTGACCAGAAGCCCGGCGTTGAGTTCCTTCCGGTAGGATCCGGGGATCTGTATGTCGCGGAGTTGATGAAACGGGCGCACGACCAGGTCTGGGCGCAGAACGACGGAGGCACGGAAGCCTATGAGTTCGTAAGGGAGTGCAAGGTCGGCGGCCTGGGGGTGCTGGATGCGCGGCACGACCCGGCCAAGGGGATCTATGGGAAGGTGATCTTCGGCCATCTCGACCCGGAGATGCTCTACTACGACATCGAAAAGAGCCAGAAAAGCGATCTGTCCGACACGAACGTCATCAAGGCCCGCCTGATCACCAAAAGCTATGCAAAGGAGACTTACGAGGACATCAAGGACGAGGATTTGACCTTCGAGACGGCCCTGCAGCCCGACGCGGGCGCCATACAGGACACCGCTACGGGCGCCGACAACTACACGAGGGACACCAAGGAAGGCCCTCCGGCAGGCCCGGATGACGAACTGCAGGAGAGGGAAGAGATATGGGAAATCGAGGCGCATCTGCTGAAACGAGAGACGGAATACTGGCTGATGATCCCCGACGGCCAGGGCGGATTTGCCCGGAAGGTTTTCACCAAGGCCCAGAAATCAGAGGCCGAGGAGGCAAGAGAGGCCGTTCCCGACTCCGTTCTCTGGCGACGGCTGGTCGAGAAGCGCGTTTTGAGGATCATCGTCGGCAAGAAGCTCATTCCCCAAACCCAGGAAGGCGAGGAAGTGGATGAGCTGGTGAACCCCTACGGCGTGGACGTCGACGGCGACCCGATCATGCCCGTGATTGTTCTCCTGCACGACCGGACCCGGAAGGGGAAGCCGATCAGCCCGACAATTTTCGCCAAGGAAGCCTGCAAGGAACGGAACAAGCGCCGAGCCCAGGCGATCTATGTCGTATCTAGAAACATCGACGCCCCGATGATCTCACCCGGGGCGATCAAGTGGCACAAGGACCCGTTACATGGCGACTGGGGCGAGGTGGACAAGACTACCCCATGGAAGCCCGACCGCCTGTCGCCGGGGAATGTCAACACGGAAGTGATGAACATGGAGGCGGTGGCGAAAAACGACATCGACGACATGTACGACATGCACGACGTCATGAAGGGGAAGAGCCCCCCGGGGGATCCGTCAGGCAGGATGGTGCTCGCGCTCCAGGACCAGGCCGGGATGATGAGTAAGCCGTTTACGAGGGCGCTTGAGGCGGCCCTTGAGCGTCTCGGCAAGGTGAATATGGCGATCATCCTCAAGACCTGGCCAAGGTCCATGTGGGAGCGGCTCATCGAGAAGGACGAGATGCAGACCAGGACGCCGGAAGAGGAGCAGCAGCCGCCGGTCAACCCCATGGACGCGATGAACGGGAACCCGCCCCCGACGAAGAACCAGCCGAACCCGGAGATTGAACAGAAATGGCGGGCGGCTCTGGACCTGATCCGGCCACAAGATCCGACGCAGCCTCCTGGGATCACGCTATTGGATGTGGATGTGAGGGTTGCCGCGGGCTCGACCATGCCGACCAATAGGATGTCGAGGGCGGCACTGGCAATGGATATGGTCAAGATGGGGATCTACGACCCGCAGGCGGCGTTGGAATACCTGGACGACCCGAAGAAGGACCAGATTGTCGCCCGACTCCAGGCGCAGCAGGCGGCCCAGATGCAGGCGGAAATGGTTAAAAGCGGAACAATGCCGCCAGGGGAGATTTAGCAAAGAAAGAGAGGGAAATTGTGATGGCAAAAAAGGTGAAGGAGATAGCAGTCGTAAAGAAACCAAAGGAGATCGTGAGGGAGATCAAGGGGCAGCTGGCGTTTCAGCGGATAGGGCAGGGGATGGCCACGTTTAAGCTCGTATCGCCGGATCTATTCAGCAATCCGCTGGTTCAGGTCCCGTCAAGCATCTTGCCGGATGACTACGAGCCCGGGAAATACCATGTGGCGGGGGAGTTCATTTACACGATCACGGTGACAAAAAAGTAAATCCGCCCCACGGGGCGCAAATTTGGCGACTTCCCGGCCATAACAGGGACGCACAAGGAGGAAACGATGGGAGACGAAGAAACTTTTACACCAGAGGAAAAGGTCATCTTGGGAGAAGAGCCCGAACCTCAAGCGGCGGACCAGGGAACCCCGCCGGCGGACAGCGGCGAAGCGAAACCGCCCGAAGGCGCACCAGCGCCCGAGGCGAAGCCAGCCGAAGCCACGCCAGAGCCTGAGCACACGGAAGAGGAAGGGAAGGCCGCGGAGGCGATGGGCCTCCGTGTCGAGAAGGGTTTCATCATCGATGACGATGGAACGAAGATCCCCGCGCAGCGTTGGAAGAAGCTCTATCACAATTACAAGGAGACGGAGCGGAAGCACAGCGAGGCCGTAACGGGGAAAACAGAGACAGAGAGAAAATTCAACCTCTATCGCATTTTAGGCCCGGACAAATACTACGAGATTTACACGGATGAGAAGCCGAAGGACTACCGGCCTCCACAGGGGAAGGCCACAGCGGGGCAATCGGATCTGTTTGAGATGGTTGCCCAGTATCCCGATCCGAATCACCCTTACCACGGGATGACCTTGAAGGAGATTTACAAGGATGACCCGGCGGAAGGGCGCAGGCTGGAACGAGCCTGGGAGCAGAGCCATCAGCAGCAGCAGGCGGCGGAACGCCAAAAGAGGGAAACAGAGGCGCATCAACATCAGAGGCTGTTGCGGGAGTCGGAAGCGGAGATCATGGAGTTTTCCAAATCCCTCGCCAATGAGCTCTACGGGAAGGACGTTCCCTCCCTCAGCAAGGAGGAGGGGCAGAAGGTCGGACAGGCCATCCGGGATACGCTCGATTTCATGCAGAAGACCCGCAGGGGCGGCGGGAATATCATGGACGCCCATTTCATCATGAATCGAGACCGAATCCTCACAGACGCAAAAACGAAGGGCGGAAGGGCCGCTCTGGAATCGCTCCAGAGGGCTCATGTCCCGTCCATCGGCACCGGGGCGGGAGCGGGGCCGTCGGGAATGGACGCATACGAGGCCATGAGCCCCGATCAGCTTGCACGGGAGATCGAGGGCATGTCCGAAAAAAACTATGCGGCCTTCCTGAAAACCGCCTCTTCGGCACTGAGGGCGAAGCATCCGAGTGTTGCCTGGGACTGACGCGATAGGGGAACTTTAAGGAGGAAAAAACAATGTCAGATTGGACCTTTACAACGAGTGACGGCTTGACGGCTCAGACCTGGGCGAAAAAGTGGTGGATCGAGGCAAAAACCGATTCCTACTTTTACGGCCATGGTTTCGTCGGCAAGGGCGTGGACAACATCATAGTCGAATTCCCGGAACTGGAGCAGAGCCAGGGGTATCAGCACACCTACGGCCAGGTCAGGGAGCTCGACGGGGCGGGTATTTCCGGCGACTCGACGATGGAAGGCGAGGAGGAAGTGCCCGATGTGTACGACGACGCGATCACGATCAACCAGAAACGCAACGCAGTCAGAAGCGCGGGCAAACTGTCGGAACAGTACCCCTCCGACAAGGCCGTCCGAAGCTGGGCGGAAGAGCTTCTCAAACGCTGGATGGCTGCCCTGATCGACCAGGATCTGTTTGACGCCCTGGGGACCAGCGCCACGAAGGCGATTTACGGCGGGGACGCGACGCTGACCACGGACATCGAGGCTGGGGACTACTTCACGGCGGCGCTCATCAGCAAGGCCGTAGCGTATGCCAAGAAGGCCACTCCGATGATTGTCGGGAAGACGATCAGCGGAAGCAAGAAGTACGTCTGCGTCATCTCCCCGGATCAAGCCTTTGATCTTCGTACCCGGGATGCGTCCTGGTCTCAGGCGCAGAGGGAGGCAAAGGCGGCCGGCGACAGCAACCCGATCTTCACCGACGCGCTGGGCCAGTGGAACAACTGCGTCATCCACGAGCACCAGAGAGTGGCCACTTCGGCCGTCTGGGGCACCGGGGCGAACCTGGCCGGGGCCTCGGCGCTCTTCATGGGGATCCAGGCGGGCGCGATTGCCTACGCTAAAAAGAAGATCTGGAACGAAAAGACCTCAAAAAATCAGGGGTCCTTTACGCAGGAATGCGAATTGAAAAACGATGTGAACTCAGGGGAAGCCCGATACGATTACGCGCAAGCGGCTTGACAAGGGTAATCCTGAACTAAGCCCTTTGATGTGGGCAGATTCCATGATTTCGGTGTTTACCATGATTGCAGTTGGAACAAAGAACTTGATAACCGGGCGGCCAGTGGTTGACTTTAAGCCACTGGTAGAACTTTGGCCCATGATGAAGGAAGTTATGTTCTTTTCTGAACTTACCTCCATCATTGTTGATGTGGTCAATGTTCAAAAAAAGCGGCTCGGTTTCACCACAGCAAGCGCATTTATAGCCTCCGTATGCCTGAATGACTTCATCTTGAAGGCGGTAATAGTAGGCAAGGGCATTCTTTTTGCGCTTCTCCGGGTTTTCTTTGCTCCACTTTACGGCACGTTCGGCATTCTTCGCAGAATGTTTCTTGCGGTTGTCTCTAATCCACTCAATAGACCGCAATTCCCATTCCTTGCGATACTTCATAAGGCATTCGTAACACTGCCTTCCGTGCCAAGCCTTTTGATCCTTCGTTTCTCCACACCGAGAACAAGTTTTAATCATGGTCTTACCTCCATAGTCAAAAGCATATTTGATTATGATGATAATGTCAAGGGGAAAGTGCAACGACCATCCGGCAACGGAGTAGGGTCAAGTGACCCGAAGCGCATCGCACCCAGAACGGGTGAAGATATGGTCTGCTCTGCATGGAAACATGCAGCAGCCCTTTAAGGGCGGTTTGAGATTAACGACCTCAAGCGAACACAAGGTTGATTATGGGAACAAAGTAGGCTTCTGCATCGGCGCGATCTACGGCGTGAGCAAGTCGGTATTTAATTCTGCCGACAACGCCCTGGTCGAAATCCGCACATACAGGAGCAACAATTAAGATGATTGGCGGATAGATCGACGCTGGCCGCGCTGACTCGACAAGGATGACCCTCCCGACATCCTTCCGCCATCAACTCAGATCGGGACTGAAAGGGAGATAGGAACATGGCTTTTGAGATGGACAAAAAGGCGAATCTGGTCGATCCGGTCGCGGAAGGCCAGGCAGAGCAGGAGCAGGACGAGCAGACGGACCAGGTCAAGGCGCTGTCGTTGGAGGCGCTTTCCTTGGACGATTTTCAGCCGGTGCCGATCACGGCTGCACGGCAGCCCCATCCGTTTGAGGGCTACCCACAAAAGAAGATCAAGGTCGGAACCTATCGGCTCAGGCAAAAGGAAACGGATTTGATCGTGAACGCAACCCATATTGTCGCGTTGAATCCCAAACAATATGTGCATCAGGACCCAAGCGGGAAGGGGATCACGATCACGGTCGGCGGGAAGGAGAAGGTTGTGGACTACAAGACGGCGCACAGCCGGGTAGTACGCAACCAGAGCGGGCGCAATGAGATCGTTGTTTTCGACCGGACAGTCAACCTTGCCGACGGCAAGAAGATGACCCGGTGCGCGATCTGCCCGGACCATACCGCCCGGTCGCAGATCATCTTCAAGATCAACCCGAAAACCGGGAAGATTGAGGTGGATGACCGTTACGTCCTGGCCGACGGGGGGCAAGCAGGCCGTCTGCGGCGGCTGTTTGAGATGTTTTTTTATCAGCAAACGAAGAGCGACAGGCTGGCGCAAAAGTTCGACGAAGAACCGGAGAGCGCAGCCGGATAAAGGGGGAAACCCATGGCAGGAAATGTTGAAGCTCAGATCAAGCCAAGCGGGTTAAGCCAGCGCAGCCTTGTGGATTGGCTCTACATGGTCGTTTATTCGATCCAGGGGATTTGTCAGAAACTGGACGACGACGACAATACGGACGACACCTATGAGGCGAGCGTTTACACGGCCATCTTCAACGGCAGCATCGAAGATGGGAGGGGGAATTCGATTCAGAACCGGGCGAATGACGGCGCCGGGACCTACGTCACCGACGACCGCTTTTTCATCATCAAACCCACGGGGGTTTCAATGGCCGCGTTGAATGAGGCGTTCTACCAGATTATCGACATGCTCGAAACCCTGGCGGAACAGCTCGACGCCGACGATTGCACAAGCTCGGACTATGAATCGGCATGCTATACCCCATACATAACGTGGATCATCGAGAACTGCAAGGGGGACCAGCTCGGGAACGGGACGGCCTATTATTTCGGGCCCGCCGGGATGACAGACCAACGCGAGCTCGTCGATCTGATGTGCAAAATCACGGCGGTTATTTATTACATCTGCACACAGCTCGACAGCGACGCGAAGCCCGCCGGATCGGATTATACGGCCCTCTGGTACACGGCAACGATTCTTCTGAGGATCGAGGATTCACAAGGCTTAAACGCAGGCAACACCATAACAGTAACACCTTAAAAGGAGGTTAATAAACATGAAACGATTCAAACTTTTCACCCTTGTGCTGGCAGCTATCGCGCTCTTTATGGCGGCTCCGGCGCAGGCGGCTCTCCAGGATATGTGGGCCGACGTCTACACCTGGGACGGCAGGATGAACACCGACGGGAAGCCGGTCCTTACCCATCGGACCAGCAATGTCACGTTCCAGGTTCTGGCGGTCGGAACGACAACGGAAGAGACTCTTTACTATCCGTTTAACCCGGCAATGACCAGCCTCACCAACCCGGTCTCCACGACCAACTTCGCGTCCGATACGGTGTGCGGGGACAAGGTAGCCTTTCGGGTTGACCCGACCGACGCGACAAGTGACCGCTACGTCGATCTGCTGGTGGTCTACACCGAGGGCGGTTACACGGCATTTGTGGAGGACTTCGACAAGTACCAGCACACGATCATCATCGACGCCCGGCCGGGGATCATGCACCAGGGCTCGGTATGGTTCGGTGCGGCAACGACTTCGGAGGTGAACACCGGGATCACGTTTGTTCCCGACACGTTCATCCATGATGTCCGGGTCCAGGTCGGGACGGTTGCATCGGCTATTTCAATCGACGTTGGGGTCAGCACCGTGGATCCGGACGGGTTCAGGGCGAACGTGCTCCTGACCGCGGCCGGGTATGTGGCCGATACCGGCGTCATCACCAACGGCACCACGGCAGACTTTACCGCTGCGAGCACTTACGGGGCGCTGCTCTACACGTCCATCACCGGCTCGGATGCAAGCGTTTCCCAGGGCGGACGGTCCTACCTGGGGCATGTGGTCTCGACGACCACCGGCGGGGATCTGGTCTACACGATGAACAGCACCACGGGCGACGGATATATTCACTATTGGTTTACCCGGATGCGCTAACCATTAACCGGGGGAGGGCTCGGGAGGCCCTTCCCCTTTTTACGGGAGGAATGGAATTGAACGTGACGATACCGGTTTTATTCATGATGCTGCCGTTTATGTTGATGGCTCCGGGCCTGATCTGGAGAAGTCAGCTTCTATGGTTCATCATTTGCCCCCTATTCATCATGGCGTTCTCGATCAAGAACCTCTGGGTCCGGGCGTTTCTGTTGTGGATAGCGGCATGGCAGATTGTCATCTTTTTTGCTCAGTTCAGCAAGCAGGGCGTTAACCCTGGCCCTGGATTCGAGATCCTCATGGCGGTCATGGCCGGGGCGGTGCTCTACAAGTTCATATCCGAGGGGAACGTGCCGGACGCGACATGGGCGAAGTTCATCCGGGCCGCGGTGATCATCCAGATCCTGATCGCCATCCCGCAGTACTTCGGGCACAACCTCTTTTTACAGTTCATCAGCCTGTTCATGCCAGCGACGGAGAAACTTCCCGGCCATCTGGTCGGGACGCTGGGGAATCGTAACTACCTGGCTGCATTCATCGCGTTCTCGGTGCCGTTCTTCATCGGCTGGAGGACGTTCAAGGTCGGGAAGTGGACCGTCAACCCGGCGCTGATCCTGATATTCCTCTTCCTGGGATTCTGCCTGTCTCCAGGGACGCTGGCGGCGATCCTCGGGATGGGATTCCTGATGTCCTACCGGCTGCCGTTCTGGAAACGGATGATCTCCCTATCCCTGGCCACCAAGATCTGTGTCGCCTACGCGGCGGCCTACATCCTGACCACCGGACACCACCTGAACGAGTTTCAGGCGCTGCCGGGGCAGTTGAGCCAGTTCCTGACCACCTGGAGGCTGCCGCTTGATCCGGCCCTGAAGGACGTGGGGCGATTCGCAATGTGGATGACGGCCATCGGAAACCTGATGGCGCACCCGCTGTTTTTCATCCTGGGCTTCGGCCCGGCGGCGAGCTGGGGCCGGAATTACCCCATCCATAGCCAGTATATCTCCGTCTGGTTCCAGTTCGGCCTGGTCGGCCTGGGACTCATCGTTGGCTATGCAATCACGACCTACCGCATGCTGGCGAAGAAAAACGAGCTGATCCTGCTGACGGCCCTGGTCATCATCTGCTTGGATAGCGTGGCGAATTTCCCGGGACAGATCGCGGCAACCGCGTTTCTGATCGTCATCATCTTAGGACTGATCGAGAGGAAAAGACTCAATGGCTAACTACCTCACCTTTGAAAACATTTATCAGACCGTGATGAAGGCAATCGCGGATTCGCAGTATGCCCGGTCCGACGAAGTGAAGGCGATCGTCAACCAGGTCTACCTGAACGAGATCCTTCACGCCGACGACCTCTATCCGCTCTACTGGCTGATGGAGGTGGACGATACGAAGAAGTCAAAGGCCCGGGCGACGATCACCGGGATCACGAAGGCCAGCCCGCCGGTCGTTACGGCGACGGCCCACGGCTTCGTTGACGGGGATCTGGTGACGATCTACGGCGTCGCGGGGATGACGGAGCTCAATTACCGGACCTTCCTTGTGGACGACGCGGCGGCGAATACCTTTGAACTCCAAGACCTTTCCGGAGTGGACATTGTCGGGGCGGGGTACACGACCTACACCTCCGGCGGCTACGCGCACCATCGGGGGATTTCCCTTACCGACTGCGAGAAGGTGATCCGGGCGAACTGGTACGGGTACAACAAGGGGATGGATTTCATCGGCCCGGACCAGCTCGAAGACCAATCCTCATGGATGGATGACAGCCGGTCCCGCCCCCTGAAGTG